GAACCACAAGTATTAAAACTTAGAGAGATAAGGTTTGCCTTACATAAGCTAAGAGGTAGTGATGGTTGTGTTCAATATAATACTGAAGTAATAGATGAATTATGTAAACGATTAGAACTATTAGAACAGGAGGTGTAGTATGACTAAAAAGCAAAGCAAGTTTATATTAAAGTATTACTATGATGAAGAAAGATTTGATGCTGATGGCATTGGAGATTACACAGCATTGGTAGGAGATTATGAAGAGTTTACGTGCATTGAAGACGTAGAAAAAAAGCTACTAAGGGATATAAGAAATGAAGATGGTAGCAAACCAAAAGCAAAAACAGTAAAAGAGTTTTGTGATAATCATTTATTTGAATTGTATGAAAGGAGATACTAATGACTAAGAAAAAAGTAAAAGAGATACATAAGATACTCAACCTAACAGAAAAAGAAGCACGAGAGATACTACAGATGCTTGAAGACTTACGTAGTATCAATGCACAGACAGATGAGAAGTGTCCAATAGACTATGACATGATATGTAAGTTAGATGGAATGGAACATCATCTTGCTACCATAGTAAATGCTAAAGTTGCGAGTGGGGAGGGTCACTATTGCAGATGGCTTGGTTCATATGAATATAAATAATTTAGTAGACGAGTACTATTTATCTAGTGATTACAGTATGTTAGCAGTAAAAACTAAAGTAGATTATTCAAACTGTTTAGCTATAATGTTAGGTACTAAAGTTAATAGCACTAGTATTTGTACAACTAATGTCAATAAAATGACAGGTGCATTAGCTAGGCAATCGTATGAACTATGGCTAAAACGTGGCATTTATATGGCAAATCATATATGTGCTACCTCTAGGAAAGTTTATTCATTTGGAATGGAGATGGGTTATGCTGAGAGTAATCCATTCTCTACTTTTAAGTGTAAGGTTACTAAGCCTAGAAAAGTTACATGGACAAAAGATCAGATCATGCAACTATTAAATTTCTGTTACTCAGATTTTAGATACAGGAGTATGGGTTTAATTGTTCAGATGGCATATGAATGGTGTCAGAGGGTAGGAGATATGAGGTTATTAAAGTTTACCTCAATAGATTTTGACAAGGGTGTATTGAACTTAGATCAATCCAAAAGAGGTGCAACAGTTCATCTGCCTATAAGTGACGATTTGCTTGCAATGCTTATACAACAGAGAAATGATTATGACTTTCAAGAATATGTTGCACCCTCTCCAAAGGCGATTAGAGGAGCATACAAGCCCTATACTCTTACTAGGCTATCATTGGTAGCTAGAAATGCTATGACATCATGTGGATTGCCTGATGAACTACGGATAGCTGATCTAAGGAGAACAGGTACTACAGAAATGGTTGAAGCAGGAGTGTCTATGGGTCAGATTATGGCAGTTACAGGTCATGCAAATCCACAGTCTGTGAAACCATATATGAAAAATACTTTAGATTCTGCAAAAAATGCATTGACAACTCGTAAAATGTATGCTATAAGCACAGATAACGTGCCGAGCAAAGAACATATATAACATATAAGTGGATATTTAAATGAATATATATAACTATGTAAGTGACTTACAATTAAGTGTTGGAGAGAGTAAACGATTTAACTGTCCTAATTGTAATGGGTATAAAAGTTTTACTGTCACCAATAATATGGGTACACTTTTATGGAACTGTTACAAGGTGACTTGTATTATGTCAGGTTCAGCACGAATAAGATTATCAGTAGATGATATAAGAGATGCTATTGACCCTCGTGTATTAGATGATGACATAAATGATTTTGTATTGCCTGAGCATATAGTACCTCATAACAATAGACCTAACGTAATGGCATGGTGTAACTCTTGGGGTATTGATACAACTAAGATAGAGTTATACTATGATGTTAAAGAAGATAGAGTAGTATTTCCTATAGTCCATCACAAAATGGTAGATGCTACAGGCAGATCACTTGGTAAGAAATTACCTAAGTGGAAAAGATATGGAAAGAATAGCTTGCCTTTCATTCATGGTAATGGTAGGGTAGCAGTAGTTGTTGAGGATTGTGTAAGTGCAATCGCAGTAGGTAATGAGGTATATGCAGGGGTAGCAGTGTTGGGTACATCATTAACAGAAGCACATAAAAGATACCTTATGCAATTCTCAACTGCTATAATAGCACTAGACCCTGATGCATTACCCAAAACACTTTCATTCGCAAAAGAACTAAGAGGATACGTGAATGACGTAAAGGTGCTACGATTACAAGATGACTTGAAGTATAAGAAAGAACGTGACTATGAAGAACTAAAACTAATAACCCCAAAGGAGTAACCAACATGGAATTATCACTAATAAGAAGTCTTATGGATAAGCCCTTTTATGAAGATAACAGAGGAGCTAAGTGTCCTGATAGACTATTCAGTAAAGACGTAAGGAAGATTAAGACTGCCATAGATAAAGCTATGGATACATATGAGAGAACAGTAACACCTGATGAGATTGAAGCATTGTTTATGTCTAACAATCCATCCATGACTACTGCACAGAAACAGGCATACTCTAGTTTGTTTCTACAGATAAAGAAGGAGCAACCTCTTGGAACAGATATTGCACAACAAGTATTGTCTAAGTTATTTCAACAGGTTGTTGGGGAAGACATTGCTAATCTTGGCTTTGACTACGTTAATGGTACTAAATCCACGCTTGAACCTCTTCGTGATGTTCTTGAGTTATATGGGGATGATTTTACTCCCAACCTAAAAGTTGAGTGGGATGACATTAGTATAGAAACATTGCTTGAGAGGAATGATCTTGAAGCTAGGTGGACATTTAATATACCTTGTCTAACTAGAAAGGTTGAGGGTGTTAACTCAGGTCATCTGATTGAGGTGGGTGCTAGACCTAACACAGGTAAGACATCTTTCCATGCTAGTTTGATTGCTAGTCCTAATGGGTTTGCTCATCAGGGTGCTAAGTGTATCATCTTATGTAACGAAGAGAGCTATCACAGAGTTGGTGTTCGTTACCTTACTGCATCAACAGGTATGCAGGTTAAAGATATAACTAAGAATAAGCAGGATGCCCTACACAAGTATAAGCCTGTGTTTGAGAACATCAGAATAAGAGATGCTTCCAATAGAGACATGGCATGGGTAGAGAGTGTGTGTAAGGCAGAGAAACCTGACATCCTCGTGCTTGACATGGGAGATAAGTTTGCAACTACAGCAGGTTTCTCTCGACAAGATGAAGCACTAAAGGCAAATGCAATATACGCAAGACAGATAGCTAAGACTTATAACTGTGCAGTATTGTATATGTCTCAACTTTCTGCTGAAGCAGAGGGTAAGATTGTATTGAACCAAGCTATGATGGAAGGTAGTCGTACAGGAAAAGCAGCCGAAGCTGACCTAATGATTTTGATTGCCAAGAACCCTGTAGTAGAGGGTCAAGATGAAGAAGATTCGCAACGGCACTTGAATGTTGTGAAGAATAAACTGTCAGGTTGGCATGGCACAGTTCATTGTGAGCTTGACTATATGACAGCGAGGTATGAAGCATGAAGCTAACACTAGATGTAGAGAATACTGTTACTCATAGGGGTGGTAAGTTACACCTTGACCCATTCGAGACTGACAATAAATTAGTTATGGTTGGATGTTTGACAGATTCTAATGAAGAATACCTATTCAATATGGATGATGGTGTATCCCATAAAGAGGAGATACAAAAGTTACTAGACGAAGCTACTATATTAATAGGACATAACATAGTACACGATTTACTGTGGTTATGGGAGTGTGACTTTACATATGATGGCTCAGTATTTGATACGATGCTAGGAGAATACGTCTGCCAACGTGGACAGAAGCAACCCCTATCACTTGAAGCCTGTGCTAATAGATATGATTTAGCCACCAAGAAGCAAGACACTATGAAAGAATACTTCAAGAACCATGTTCCTGTAGACGAGATACCTAGAGATGAATTGTCTGAGTATCTATCTGCTGACCTACACTCAACGCAACAATTATCAGACGTTATATATAGAAGACTTAACACAAAAGAGTACTCAGGTCTTATGGACACAGTGTTGCTGACTAACAAGGTAGCACTTACATTGGCTCGTATATATCAGAATGGTTTTAGTGTTGACATAGATAAGTTGAATGAAGTTAAGGAAGAGTTTGAGCAAGAGAAGTCTGACATAGAGAAGAGACTTAACAGGCAGGTGACTAACCTTATGGGTGATACACCAATCAATCTCAATAGCCCTGAGCAAATGTCTTGGGTTATCTATAGCAGAAAGCCCTTAGATAAATCTATGTGGGCTAATAGCTTTACTCCTTACATGGATAAGGCAGACTACAAGCAGACTGTTGCTACTAAATCTACAGTAGTATACAAAACTAAGGCAGAGATGTGTAACACCTGTTCAGGCACAGGCTATGTAAGAAGGGTAAGAAAGAATGGAACTCCTTTTGCTGTCGCAAATAGATGCGATAACTGCGATAGTGTTGGTTATTTGTTTCTCCCTGATAGAATGGTACTAGCAGGATTAAGATTCAATGCACCGACTGCTAAGTGGGTTAGTGCTAATGGCTTCAGTGTCAACAAGACTAATCTCTCTATGTTACAGAGTATTGCTAAACAAAAAGGTATGACAGATGCAGTCAACTTCTTATCAGATTTACAGAGACTATCAGCACTTGATACGTACCTGTCATCTTTTGTTGAGGGTATCAATACATTCATAAAGCCTGATGGTAAACTTCATGTTAGATTATTACAACATAGAACATCTACAGGTAGGTTTAGTGGTGCTGACCCCAACATGCAGAATATGCCTAGGGGTGGTACATTTCCTGTTAAGAAAGTATTTGTATCACGTTGGGAGGGTGGTCACGTACTAGAAGCTGACTTTGCTCAGTTAGAGTTCAGAGCTGCGGCATTTTTATCACAAGACGGAGTTGCTATTGAAGAAGTTACTACAGGGTTCGATGTTCACTCGTATACGTCTAAAGTTATTACAGATGCAGGTCAACCGACTTCTCGTCAGGATGCGAAAGCACACACATTCGCACCCCTCTATGGAGCAACAGGATTCGGAAGAAGTAAAGCAGAAGCCGAATACTACACACACTTCACAGAGAAGTACCAAGGAATCAAATCATGGCATGGCAGATTGGCTAAAGAAGCTGTGACTACAGGTATCATAAAGACACCATCAGGTAGAGAGTTTTCTTTCCCTGATGTAGTAAGACGTAGGAATGGTAGTGTATCACACTTCACACAGATAAAAAACTATCCTGTTCAGTCATTTGCTACTGCTGATATTGTACCTCTGATACTTATTCAGATAGAGAATGAGTTAAGTATATTACAATCATGTATAGTCAATAGTGTACATGATTCCATAGTGATTGACGTACACCCTGACGAAGTACAGAAGGTGATACATGTTATCAAACTTGTTAATAGTTCAATGAAACCCTTAATAGAAAGCCAATTCAATGTAGCATTAAATGTGCCATTATTACTAGAAGCAAA